TTCAATGACATCAGTAGTCATGTTTTTATTTTCCCCTTTAGATTTGAAAGAGAATCGCATAGGTTTCTCCACTAGGTCAGCTAGATAGTTACTAAAATCTTCTCGTGTCATCACCTTATCAGCGAAGCCAATACCAATGGCATCTTGAGCCAGTAGAACTTTTGCTTGAGTAGATTTAACAACACCTACGTCGATTCCCCGCATATCCGCAACATACTCAGTAAACTGTTGATATAGAGCATCGACTTTATATTGGATGTCAGCAAGGAAATCTTCCCTGAAGCTACCATCCTCTTTGAAAGGAATCTTACTGTCGCCAGCATAGATGTAAGTGTCTTCAACACCTGCATTATTCATGGCCTTGTTCATATTCCTAAGTTTTACAACAACACCAACACTTCCTAATTCAGCATCAGGATTTGCGATGATTTCGTGTGCAGCGACAGATATACCAAAAGCAGCGGAAGCACTCAAGCCATCAACGTACGCAACAAGTTGGACACCTTTCTCATCGGCTTTCTTGCGAAGATAGCGGCCTGTTTCCGTCATCCCGTAAGCAATTCCTCCGGGACTATCTACGTCCATAACAATCGTCTTAGCACCCATGCTACACAGTTTATCGAAATCATCTACAATCTGTTGATACGAACTATTCTGTTCGCCACACATTGCCTCATATTCAATATAAGTGAGTGGGCCGCTAACGCTCAAAACACCAACTTGTGTTTCAGCGACATATTGAACGTTCCGTTCTTTAGGCTTCTTTTCCAACTGCACAGCAAGTTCTGCATGATTATTTCGATCATCCAGATAAGTAAACACTCGCTCAAGAGATGCCGGAAGCATCAAATGAGGGGTGTTGTATAGGATGCTTGTCAACCTTAACAACTTCCCCATTATTGTATTTCTCCTTTATCTCTATCCGTTGTTGTCCGGGTTCATGGCGCTATTGTCATTATCAGCCACTTCGTCCGAAGTACCGTTGCCAGAACCCTTCTCAAGTCCATCGCCGCTTCTTGATGTCGGCTTACCAAGCAAGACATTCAGTTCTTCCTGATCCATGTCTTCATCAACTTCGTCTGGTAAACCCAACACTTCAGCAATATGATTAACATTACCCGGAGTAGGTGCAATCAAACCAACAGCTTTAATACGCTGAATCGCCTTACTGAATGCTTCAAGGTCTGTCTCATCCAAGTCCCCATAAACAAACTTAGGCAGCTCAGTATCGCGCCAACCATTCATTTTATAGAGCCAAGGAATGAGGTCGTTATTCAGAACATCTTGGATTTCTTTAAGACGGGCCTCAATAGCCATAGCCATCATGTTTGTCTTACTGTCTGCAAGACTATAGCTACCAACAGCATCTTGACCAAGTTTGAGTAGGTCACTGTGCAGCGCTGTAAGGATTTTATTATCCCACCTCGTAATCGCAGCTTGAATGTGTTGTGCAGTTGTATTGTTGACAGATAGCAGTTCAAAATCGAACATTTTGTTACGCCCTTCGTCATACATGAGCGGCATAACAATACCTGTTTGCTCATTCATTTGAAGGTTGCGAACCATGTTCTTGTAAAAAGAATACACAGCCTTGTCAGAGTCACTAGCATCATCTGCCATATACTTTGGATGCAGCCAGACAATCGGAACACCGTTAATGTTCTTACTATACCCGACAGCTTCAATCTCTTCCAATTCCTTACGGAAGCGATAAGCAATATAACAATTACTCAGTGGCGATGTACCCTCTGGATTATCCTTTGTAGCATCAGCACGGAACAACATAAACCTGTCACGAGGAATGAATACAGCCGTACCGCTATCAATATAGCGCACATACCCATCAGTGTTAGTTACTGTCTGTTCCAATCCAATTAAGTCTCGTCCATCTTCACTAAACACCCATTTGGTAATGGTGTCTTGAGAACGTGGAGCCAACTTACGCAAACCAACAAACCCGTCATTATATTTGCTTCCGTTGGCATATCTGCGCCTACGCGGCACTTTCTCAATAACGGAATGACCAAAGGTGAGGTAGGTTAGGCATTCTTTAATGAACTGGAACCAACTCCCTTCCATGTCGTGCATAACAGATTCAATGTATTCAGCGCGTAGCTTCTGTTGGTCTGTAGCATCATCACATGCCTCAACATCCCATTCAACGCGGCTAATCATCAACTCATAGGCTTTGAGAGCGGCAGAGATGGTTGTGTCCTTACGCATCTCTTTGTACGTTTTCAAGCTGTCAGGCCACCGCAGTTCACGCCTAGCTTCTTCGTACACAATACCGCTACTAATCTTCAGTCCACTATACCCCACCTCACTCATTTTCATACGAGGGATGGGGGAACCATCAGAAGTTAGCTGACTGAAATCTTCATTTTCTTCCATTTCAGCCATTGGCTGTTCTCCTGTTAACTGTTAATGTGTTCATAAGCCGTGGCGTTTATGCAAAGCCAAAACGACTTACACCGGACATATCTGGAGGGGTGAATGTTGGGATGGAAATACCAGAGGCTAGCATTGCGAAAGCATCTGCCGCGGCATCAACTTGCAAAATCTTCACAATAAGTCGCTACACTTATTGCCGGGAGACATTAACATGGCTCCGCTGCTATACGTCACCGTATAGATGAGGTCATATCTTCACCATTGTAAAATGGGCTTACCGTTTCGCTTCGCTTGAAGCTACTCTACTCACTTCCACTCAAAGAGTGTGTTTTCGATGACCGTCACACGATCCCTTATTAAGAGGGCTTCGCTCGGTATTGTCTCAATGAGATGTCCACCGAATTAGATAAGTTTATAGACAACCAGTTCGTTAATCGTCTTTTACACGCCTACTTCCATCAAATGCTTCCAATTCATCAATAAAGGCATCATTCCATTCGCCAGCAACAATCTTCACATTCCCACTTTCACAAGCTGCACAGAATGGTGCGAATCGTTGAACTTTAGACTTGGATGTTGGTTTTGATTTAGCGTAGAATCCACGTTCAGCAAGGTCACGTATAAGCGTAGAAGCGTACTGCTTTCCGCTTGCGCCGGGGTCAGCAGGAACAACAATTAGTGTATCCTCCCCGTCTTGCTTTGCTGCTTCCACCATCCTCTCAAACACTTCACCATGTCTGGCTCGGAATCTTACTACGTCTTCAATGTAGTAAGTCCCATACCTGTCTTTAGAGATTCTAACACCAGCAGTCCAGTCAGGATTAGGCATTAGTTCAGATGGAAGAGAGCCGCTAATATCCCATGCTCTTGCAACTTTTATTGCATCTAGCGGAGGTTTATCAACCACTTCACACCATTCTTTCTTCCAATAGCCCGACGATTCCTCTGTCACAAGCCAGTTGCCTTTTAATAGCCTAGCTTTCTCTACCCTGCCTAAAGACTCCAGCCAACCTATATATTCAGGTTGTGCTTCCATTAGCACTGGATTATCTAGGCAAGTGGCGTTGATAAACGTAAAACTCATCACTATTTCACGTCTAACCTTAAACTGTTCCATCAGTTCTTCAGGGGTGTTTGCATAGTAATTAGTATTGTCCCTACGGACAAAGTAACGAATCTGACCACACCTTTCTTCAATCGGATAACCTTCTTCATCAAGCCACCATGAAATCCAATTCTTAACCCATGACTTAGAATCTGGGTTCATTGTGCAGCGGATACGTGGTTTTACTTCAGGACAAGATGGGTTACGCAAACGAGAGAGGATATAAAGAAACATTTCTTCTTCATATTGTACACATTCGTCAATCAGCGCCTCGCTGATTTCCATACCCTGCCAGTTATCTTTATCTTTCAAATGTTCAAAGTGCCGAAGATACACTTCCGCGCCAGATGAGAATACGAACTTATTCTCCATTGACTTGAATCTTACTTTAGGGTCAACCCGCTTGAACAAATCCATTGCCTTATCAAGCAACCCACCCGGCCCTTTAAGCTGAGTGGTTGTTCTTCGGGTGAATACACCGCGAAAGTTTTTATGATGAATGTGCTGGAGGAAGTCCATTACACCTAAGAATGATTTTCCAGAGTTACCCGTAACAACAACCTTGTTGTTACGGCGCATAACAAATGCACCTGTTGGCACAGTAAAGCAATACTTGTAACCATCGTTGCTTTTTACGTATTCAAATACTACCTTGTCACGTATATTCTCAAGTGTGCTTACAATATTGGTACTAGGAGTTACTGAATACTCAACACTCTTTCGGACATATTCGTTGTCCTTGTACCCCTGTCCACGGCGATCATTTATTCCAATGCTTGCGTGAATGTTTTGGATATTATAGAGATATTGAATACAGTCAGCATCTTCTTTGATTGTAGTGGAAAACCTGCCCATGTCACACGGTCTGTCCTTATTTAAGGAGCCATCCCAGAACATAATCTCATCAGTGATTACCTTAGCGTCTTCTTTTGAGCACAGCATCCAATCTGAAAATTGCTTTGTACACCAAGGGGCATAAAGGGTAAACACTTTATAACTATCTACACTATCTGTTTCAGTATATGGGTAGTTGAGTTCAGCAAGAATCCAACGCAATCTGTCAATTTTACGCTGCTTCTTCAGTCGTACAATATACCTAGAGGTTTTCTCACTAGCAATGTGGCCATCACACTTCAAAGCTACGGCAAGCATAATTTCAAATTTTGACAGTCCGATAGACTTACCACCGCTGTATTCATACACCTTACGAAATAAACCCTTGTGTCCATTTGCAGACGAATTATGCTTAGCCATAAACTCTGCAAATGGAACCTTGAACATCTTACCTTTTCGGTTTTCGTACACAATATTGTGCTCAATTGAGAGCATCTGGTCGAGCTTGTTATTCTTAATGTGATAAAACCCATCACAAGGGGCTTTAATGTACACAGAAGGGTTTACCAACGAAGCTACCTTAGTGTTAAGGTCAAACTGCATAACCAAGTCGTCGGGAGTATATTCACTAATCTTTTTCCAACCGTGTTGGCTGAGAAACTCAGTTTCAGCATCAACACAGCCTGCTGCACCACCAAAAAAAACAATGTCAGCTTTAGATGTAATAAACATCTCTTGCTTACGACTTTTAGGGCCAATTACTTCTTTCTTTTTTGTATTCATAAAAATTATTCCTTGATTGCCTTCAGGGGTTGCCATTAATTAGAAGTGGAAGCGTTGGCAAAGACGCTTATCGGACGGCCATCCTATCCACTAATTCTGTATCAGCTATTGCTGAAAATGCTTTCCATAAAGAAAGAATAACACTGTTCTTCCAGTTGTCAATATACTGAAACAACATTTACCTGTTATTCATTGCATATTGGCAATGTACTGTCCCTAATACACATCTCACTAAACCCTATTGGCTCATCAACAACCTCCCCAATAACAGGGAGGCTCTTATTTGATGCACAACCAGAAAGGATTATTGCCAGCCAGATAACTCGTGCCATTTCCCACCTTTCATAATGTATTGCCATTCATAGGGGAGAGCGGGCGGGGACATTGGCCAGTGATAACGATTATCAAGGATACATCCACCCTTGTCTGTATTCACCCACAATACACAATGTCCTTCGCCAGTTTCAGTCTTGCATGTACAGAGCAACAGAGAATCCAAACTCCATCCCATCTCTAACAGCATTGCCCTTTTCTTCAAGGCGTAATCTTCACAATCACCTTTATTCAATGCTTCAGTCCAGTATTCCATCTCACCGTAATTATCAGCATCTGTAGAATATGTGGTTTCAGCATTCACCCTGCTGTCAATGCTCTCTGCAACGCAATACTTGTTGTTCATGGCTGTTATTTCACAATAGACAGACTGAACATGGCACACCCATCGTCTTCATCTTCGTCCACATCTGGAACATCTTCAGACTTCATTTCCTTGCCGTTATTCTCTTTCTTGAGCTTTTCAATTGTGTATTGAAGCATTGTTTGACGATCAACTTCTTTCAAGGAAGCCATCATTGTAGCTACAATCCACTGAGCATTCTTAGTGCGCTCTTTCATAGGCTCATTGATGTCACGCATAGCTTCGATAATCAAATCCATTGCCTCTGGAGCAATATTACCTAGCTTACGCGCCACCATTGTATTAGAAGCCCTACCAAGGGGTTTATCCTTGTTGCTAGGGCGTCCGCCTTTGTTTGGGCTAGGCGAAGCCAACACCACCTCTTCTGCTGACATTCAGCTTCTCCTTAGTTGTCATGTTGCTGTTCTTGGTTGCAGTGTGTATTTAATGAAAAATCCACCCAACCATGCCATTGCCTAGCAATGTTGTCTGGCAACACCGCTTTCATTCGCTTGTTAGTAGGGGAAACAGGTATCCACTCGTTCGGAAGGGATGATACAACTGCGTTATCCACGTCACCGTCAGTTAACACAATTTCATCATTTGAATTTACAAGATAGCATGTGCTTTCCTTGGTAGTATCCACCATATTGCACATCCTGTATTTAATTATTTTTATAAATAAATTGGTGCCGTCTGTCCGATTTGAACGGACGCGGGCTTTCGCCGCTGGATTACAAAACCAGTGTAATCGACCACTATACGAAGACGGCTAAATTGGCAGCTAGTAAGAGAGTCGAACTCCTCTTGGGGCGTTTGGAGTGCCTTAGTTCCTACGAACAACAAGCTATAATTGACCACCTATTGAAAGCCCGGCGTTGGCTACGCCCTTGTACTCACTGGTTAGTCCTTTCAGGACGGTACGTGGCAAAACACAAAGGGGTGACGTATGGGATTTGCACCCATGCTGACCTGAATCACAATCAGGGACTCTACTAACTAAGCTAACGCCACGCCTTTATATTCTACCAACCAGTTGGTCTTAGATCAGAACAGATCAGGTTGGCGCTCACAGAGTTCTTTAAGAAGCTACACATTGTCTTCACCAATTACCAGACTTGCTCGACCTGAAATAAAGAACCAGCCGGTTTGTGCTTTTCGGAGGAGAACAGCAGGTGTTCAACAAATCCGACAGAGGCATGGCCGGTGTATTAAGTGTATGGTGGGGAAATAGAGAATCGAACTCCTAGTAGAAGCCACCTGTCTATTTTACTACGTCCGGGTTACAGCCGGATGACAGGAAGTTTCCCCAATTTGGTATCCCCGGTGGGAGTCGAACCCACACCTTTAGGGATTTTAAGTCCCTTGTCTCTGCCAATTGGACTACAAGGATATGTTTGGTCAGGCAGGAAGGGATCGAACCTTCGACATCTTGCTTCCAAGGCAAGGACTCTACCGCTGAGCTACCACCTGATTGTTTGGTGCGCGACCTGAGATTCGAACTCAGAACCTACGGAATCTAAATCCGTCGCCTCTGCCAATTGGGCTAGACGCGCTAAATAAAGTGTGCTGCGCTCAACCGTTGCTTCCAGCGGCTCCATGTCAACGCTACACTAAATGTAGCTAACGCAGCAAATAGCGGCATCAGTAGATGCCAATACGCAAGCCATTCTTCTCATGTTATTGTATGGCTTGGCCTAGAAGGTTTACAAGGCACATCTAGGTCTTCGAGAGGACAGCACCACAACCATCATCAATGAATGTTATATTATAACAAAGATGCTGTCTACTTGCTCTTCCTACCTTTTGAGTATATGGCCAGTGTGCGGTTTTGTCAATACACTTTATTCATCGTATTTCGTAAACCTTCCACCATACACACTAAACAACTGGTCAGTCAGGTGCTCCAATTGATGTTCATGGTAATCTCTTGGCCGGAAAGATGCCTCCACACAACGATTACACAACCCATCTTCAAACCAATAGTCCTTCCCATACTCAGTCACTTTACGTTTCCGTCCAATCTCATGCCCTGTTAAGACAACATCACACCCTTTGCATCTCATAATTTATTCCTTGTTTTTATTATTGTCCGTACGAGACAGCTTGTCATACGTCTCAACAATCTTCTCAAGAGACGTTGAATACCTAATCAATTGCTCTATCGTAACACGATAAGCCCTCACCACTTCCCCATCACTACTTGTTTCATTCAGCTTTGATGTTTCCAGAAGTGGTCTAGCCAGTGGTGGTGGAGTAGGGATAGCTGCACTAACATATACTGGCTTGCATGTAGTGCAAGCACTAATAGCTGTGGCAATGCACACAACACTGACACAACGGAATATAGAAAATCCATTCATTTCTCTCCTTTCCTCTCTAATCAAACACAATACCAGAAGCCTCTTGCTTCAAGTACATCATACTGTCGCTACAACCGCTTGGAACGGGCCTAGAAAGCAGTTTCTTCACCTTGGTAGTGTCTTGGTACTGCTTCGCTTCCAACTCGCCTTTAAGACGGCTTACAGCACGTTCTTGCTCTTCTGTACGAACAGCTATACTATCCAACACAATCTGCTGTTGCTTTATGTTTTCAGACAATAGGGCTACATTGCGTTTCAACATATCGTTCTGATGTAGGGTGTAGGTATAGTGAAACCCTATACTTAAAAAAACTATAGCAGGGGCATAACGTCTAATCAGGAACCAAGGCATATTCCCACCCTTCTATAGTGTATCCAAGATTCTCAAACACTTTGTTCAACATCTCCCAATCCTCATAAACAGAAGTAAGATGTTCCATTGTCCACATAAAGCTGTATCTGGAATTGATATGAACAAGATGACGTTGCTTCCAGTTCCACACAACATCAGGAGAAGCATTGATTGTTTCGATCATACACACATCATACTTGATGTTCAGCTTGAACAACAGAGAGCGGATAGCACTAACAACTGTTCCATCCCACTCAAGACAACATTCAGGAATCTTCAAGAGGGTGCTGTCATCACGAATGATGTTTATTGTTTTGGTTTTATCATTCTCTCTGATTGTAAACACAATCTTGTCGTAGCCGACAATGTAGAATATTGATTTCATGTTGCACCAGATAGCAAAATTGATTACATAAGATGAATGTAACACTGGTTGTTCTGTATGTCAATAGCTTTGTTACAAGAAAAGAAAGAAATAAGGAAAGCAAGTGGTTTAATTATTTATTATAATAAATTATTTTTAACTAAAAGCAAGATCAAAAGCAAAGGCGGGCTTGGTTGGCAAAGCCAAACAAAACGCCCTTATTTTAATTCTTCTTATACTCTAAGGGACACCCCCTGAAAGCCTTGTGCTGCAATGGTTTCAGTATCTGACTTTGACCAGCACAGCAAAGTCAGAAGGTCATAAATAGTAGTTGACAGAGAAAGCTACATACAGTACACTTCCACTAAAGCTACAGATAGACAGTGCTGGAGGAAGTATGGCTGATTGTATTGAGGTGTTGGATAAGATTTGCGGTAGCGGAAAAACTACTGAACTGTTCAAGTGGATGAATGAACAACCCAATGAGAAGTGGATGTACATCACCCCTTTGCTATCAGAGATTGATGTTCGTATGCCGAAGGAAGTTCCAGACCTTGAGTTTTTCACCCCTCAAAGCTGGTACTACAACAAAGATGACAAGATGACTAAATCCGAACATCTTTTGTTGCTGCTTAATCGTGGTGTGAATGTTGCCTTCACCCACGCATTGTTTCGCATGTTATCTAAAGACCACATTGAAGCTGTTCGTAAGAACGGATACAACTTGGTGATTGATGAAGAATGCAGCCTGATTGAATCTGCTTCAAATGAGTTCACCAAAGGAGACATTGACCACCTGTTGAAGACTGGTTGTATTGAGATACAGAAAGATAACCTAGGTATGGTGGTGTGGAAAGATAGTGACGTAACACCAGACGGAGACTGGAAGTATAAAGAGATGAAGGTGTTGGCTGACTTGCAGATGTTGTACTGTGCAAAGCGCGATCATGGCATGATTACCGTCCATCTCCCAATTACAATGGTTAGCTGTGCAAAGCGTGTCATCCTGTCATCCTACCTATTTGACGGTAGTAGTATGTCTGCTTTTGTGCAGATGAAGGGAATGAAAGTGGTTCCTTTTACAGACGTGTATGTAGACGACGCGGGTAAGAAAGATACACTGAAGAGTTTGATTGAGATTGTAAGACCTCGTAACGAGAAATTGCTGGATGAAATCGGCCTGTCGCATACACAATCAAAGGCACTGTCTGAAAAGAACTTGGAGTTGTTACAGAAAGCCATGTATTCTGTTGCATACAACAACAAAGCCAAAGCAACGGACATCATGTGGACATCGAGAAAGGATGTTGCATTCCACGAGAAGGGGTTCCCAAGGCTAAAGGTTAAGGGGATGCCAGTAGATGAGTGCTTTGTCTCCTGCAATGCCCGCGCAACCAATGATTATGCTCACAAGTGGATGCTGCTGCACTTGTATGATCGTCATCCGCATCAAGCACTGAAGGCTTATTTGGAAGATTATGGATTTCCTATTGACAGGGACAGGTATGCTCTGGCAGAATTGATTCAGTGGGTGTTTCGCAGTAGGGTTCGTAAGGGAGAGCCGATTAAGTTGGTAATCTTCTCTAAACGAATGCGAACAATCTTTATGAACTGGCTTTACAATGAGGAACAATGAAAATGTTAGACAACAATGAACGTGTGTGGCTGATGAATGGTGACTGCTTGGAACGGATGCAACAGATTCCTAGTGGAAGTGTAGATATGGTGTTGACTGACCCGCCGTATGGAACTACGGCTTGTAAATGGGATAGCGTCGTTCCGTTGGAAGATATGTGGAAGGAGTTGAAACGGGTTATTAAACCGAACAGCGCAATAGTGTTGTTTGGTGTTGAGCCTTTCAGTAGCCACCTCCGTCTAAGTAATCTTGAGCAATTCAAGTATGATTGGATTTGGGTTAAGACAAAAAAGACTGGTTTTACTAATGCCAAAAACCGACCAATGAGTAACTATGAAATCGTTAGTGTTTTTAGTGAAGGTACTGTTGCTAATTGCAGCCCAAGGCGTATGCCGTATTATCCACAAGGACTAGAACCACTCAATAAGGTACGCAAAGGTGGTAAAAACAAATCAACAGGCGACTCTATTGGACATTCATATTATAGACCTTCACAAGATTATGACTACGTTCAGGAGTGGACAAACTTCCCTGTTAATGTGCTTGAGTTTGCAAGCGAAGGTAAAACCGTACACCCGACACAAAAACCGACCGACTTGTTAGAGTATTTAATCAAGACATACACTAATGAGGATGAAGTTGTGTTAGACTTCACAGCAGGCTCAATGAGTACCGCCATCGCTTGTATTAATACTAATCGCAAAGGTATTATGGTAGAAAAGGATGAGTATTACTTTAAGGTAGGTTCGGATAGGGTAT